ACAATAGCTGTGCCCACTGCTGTATTAATTCAAGCATAGCTTGTAATGTAGAATCTGGCGAAGGGAACTTAACTACGTTCATATTCTTAGCGTCAGATGTAGGATACATATAACCAGCCCTAATCTTCGTAGGCTCTTTTCTTTGATTACCAAAAGGTGTGAAAAAGATTACAGGAGCGTTAGCTTGTATTACGCCAAACAAGAACTGGTTCCATAACGCATCGTAAGCTTTTTGTAGATTACGCATAAACTCAAATATGCCAATCCCTGCTCTTCTACCATCATCATCCGGAATAAAGTAATCGATTCCAAACGGCCTTTTCTTTAAAGGAAACTTGTTCTTTCTAAGCTGGCATAAGGTCTCATCCTGCATATTAATAATAGCTATAAACTCATCCTCTAGCTCTTTGATTTCAGGAGTATCATCTTCATCATCTTGCTTAATAGTTCGTATCCTAAGCCTACCATGCCATTCTATGAATTGCTTTTCCCATTTGCCAACAGGGATAGTATCGCCTTCGAAATCTTCTTTGTTAGATTCTACACTATCCGCTGAACTCCAGTCTGTAATATCATCTATAGAACCTGGATACATCTTGCCTTGCAACTGTTCTCTCAAATAAGCGTCAAATGTAATCCTTATCTTCCTAGCTTCCCAATTAGGTGCTTTATCCATTAACGAATTCAAAGGCTGTATGTAGTCTTTACGGGAGAATATCTCAAGCTTAGGGGCGTTATATAACAGTTTAGCTTCTTCTCTTTCTGTAAACAAAGGCTCTTTAGTGTCAGGGTCAATCATGGGTCTAGACATATTCGAAGGATCTTTTAAAGGTTCTTTAATAATGTCTACGCCATATTCTTTAACCCAATGAACCATGTAAGGCGCTTCACCATTCTTAGCGGACGAATGAAACAACCTGTCTATCTGCTCAAACAGGTTCAGTTCATTCTTCATAGACCAATTTCCAAATGTGGATATCTTTTTGACTTTAGGAACATCGCCTTCTTCGGTAGGTAAAACACGCATTATGTCTTTCGGGGTAAAGAAGACGTTCATTACATTGGCGTGAATAACTTCTTGAGTTACTGTAGTAAGGGGCATGGTGTAGTTAGGCATATCACCATCAGAGCCTACCATCTCCTGGCGTTGCATTCGATGGACTATATCATATTCATCAATTCTATCTTCAAGCTCTTTGTGTTTAGTCTGCGTTTCATCAACCAAGGTCTTTATGTGTTTAGCTATTCTTTCTTTCTCAAGTGGAGATAAACCTGCGATTAGAAACTCTTTATTCTTCTTCTTAACTTTGGCTAGAAACTCTTTCTCTGATTCCTTCTCTAAATCCTTTTCATCGCCTTTTTCCAGACTTAAATCTTTAAGTATTTCCTCATCCGAAAGAGGGTCGTTTATATTATCCCTAAGTTCATCAGCCATAGAAAGCTCCTTTTATGACGGTAAGATTCTATTCTTTCCTCGGAGCACATTTTTAATGCTTGGCGGGATAATTATGTTTTTGGCGTTTAATTGATTCTTTTCTTCTAGGTCTGTGCCTATAATCGCATTGTCAATATGCAGGCTAAGTATCTTTAAAGCTGTGCATAAGACAGGCAACTTTTGAGTATATAGCTTAATCTCAATCTCATTCTTGTTTACAATCCTTGCTTCAAACACTAACGGTTTTTCGTTGTTGTTGTCTGTCATTATCCACCCCAAATATATTTTGCTAATGCTTTAAATATCATCAAATAAAATACAACACCAATACTAAATGCAATTATAACACTTATTACTAAAAATACTTTCGATGGTTTAATTGTCATCATTCACCACCAACCCAATTATGTCTTCATATTTGACAAGAGTTTGAACCTCGCTGTTTTGGGTATCGTAGAAGTCTGTTCCAACATACTTACTGACCATTATCTCATCACCGACCTGTATCGACTTGTGCAGAAGGAATTCGTTAAAACTTAATAATGCCTGCAAAGCGTCTGAATTGCCTTTAGAAGCCTTTTCTATATGCGAGTCTATAATCTTCTCTGAGTTCTTAATAAGCTGTTCATCTGAAAAACTAGTATTCGGAACAAAAGTCACCTCAGCTAAATCAGTTGGTCTTTCTTTTACTACATCTGGAAGTTCTACCAAGCTACCCTCCTTCTTCATTGTGTCTGATTTCTTACGTTTGCATAGAAGCCTACCTGCGAACGGGATGACTTTTTTAGCCATTAATCCTCCTTTTCACGTCACCCTTGCCGAAACCGGCTTAGATGTCTTAACGCCTTTAAATTCATGGATATGATTCTTTGTATTCTTATCCGAAGTTGTTATGCCCTTTTCAAAGTCAGTGCCGACCTTGACTCGAAAGACTCTGTGGTTGTGCAGACCTTCTTTTGTGTTAAAGTCGTTTGATGTTAGCTTGTTTTGGATTGTGTGTTTGTGTGGCATCTATGCTCCATTAGAATAAACTATATGCTGATTGCCCTTTTGATAGCCTTCTATCTGCCAATAGAATTTGGGATAATCTCTATCACATGCAATAAACCATTCTTTATAGGGCATGCCTATTCTCATAGTTAAAGCAGATGGAAGAGCTTCAATACTCACAGATATTCCCTGTGGTTGGAATCCATACTTCTTGATAAACAATGAATGAGCATGAGCAAGTGCAGTATAAGTTAAATCGCAATCTGGGAAAAGTTGTTCTTTAAAAGTTTCTACTTTGATTACGTCTACCATCTATCTCCATCTATATCCTTGAATTTCTGCGTGCTTTGACATAAAATATCCGAACTCAGCGTATACATAGGAGTCACTAAAATCCGGACTCTTAATTCCTCTTGTAGCTAAATCCTCTTTAGTTTCTATTTGTATCCTACCCATGGCGTCCGGAGCTTTAACGTGGATACTGCAAAGCTGGTTCTTTAAAAGCTCGTATTCCTTCTCACCTAACTGGTTTAAACTGTACAAGCCTGCTTCGAACTTCTTTGCTACTATCCAGTAAAACTGTGTTCTAAGGTTCTTAAATCTATTCTGGTCTATTGCCTTCTGACCGTAACCACCATGAAACTCTATGACCGGAACTCTAGCTTGCTCTAGAATATCCGAAACGCCTTCACCAATTCCATCGGAGTCTACTACAACCGAATCAGCTTTTTTAATGCCATAATATCGTTTAAGTATCTGTGCTGTCTGTGTTGTGGCAATTCTGTAATAACCCTTCATCTCTTTAATCGTGTGACCGTAACGATAGGTTATTACTGTTTCACATTCGCCATGTTTAGTTGCTACATCTGCTGCGGCTATCCTTACCGAATCCTCTTCATTGTCAACGTCTTTGCCATCTTTACCATCGTTTACTTTACGTCTAGCCTTCTCAACCCAAACCCTGCTAATAAGCGTTGAAGCTGTTTCTTCAGGGAACTCACCTAAAACACGTGATTGGTATAAAGGGCTGCCTTTGCCCCATTCCTGAGCTCTTTCTTCAATCCATTCCCTTGTAACAAGCCCTGGAATCTTGCCATTCTTTTCTTGCCATCTAACGCATTCTTCAGCGCTTATCGTAATCTTATGCCATAAGGGAGAGGAAAAACAATTGTAGAAGTCACCGCTAGGATCTAAGGGGTTTCCTATTGCTAGGATTCTATGGGGATGTAGACCTTGTATTGCCTCCCAGATTTCAGGAGCAACACCTAAAGCTTCGTCAATAAGAACTAAAAGATGAGGACTGTGGAATCCTTGAAAGCGATTGACCTCATTAGTTGATATGCCTATAGCAAACCATTCATCGCTAAACTTGAGTTCAGTCTTTAGCATCTCAGCATCAAAAGGAATCTTAGACTTATAATAAGAATTGCCTATCTCTTTCCAAAGAATCCCTTCAACTTGTAACCATGTAGGAGCTGTTGTAATAACCTTTGATGGATGATGAGTCGAAAGAAACCATAAAGCAATCTTTGCCGCTATATAAGATTTGCCTACTGTATTAGCAGATTTAACAGATGAATACTTATGATCTCGTACTGCCTCTAAAACTTCTTTCTGCTTATCCCATACCGTATTATCAAAGAGCTGGTTATGCCACTTTACCGGATTAGTTTTCCATAATTCTAACAGGTCTGCTTTCTCTTCTATATCTAGCAACTTCATCTCCTAGTTCTTTTATCGTTATATCAAAATTGCCTTTATGTACAGTTTCAATCTTATCTCTCCAACGGCTAGGATTCCTATTTTTAAGATAAAATATGTATTCAGCAGGAGATGCGGTTCCATTAACCAATCTCTTAAACAGCACATCTTCTACAACTAAAACTCGACTATCTTTAATAGCATTTATTTGAGCATCAAGTTCTGAATCAGAACGTTGCCATTTATAAAGAGTTGTGTAATCAATATCAACAGCTCTACAAGCATCTACAATACTAGAACCACCTGCTAATGACTTTAATATTGTGTTTATCGTTTTTTTAGTCTTTTTCATTGAAATCGTTGATTTTAATGGCTCTATGGTTAGTATAATCTTCCCAACGCTTTATAATAACATCACAATACTTCTCATCTAGCTCCATGCCATAACATATTCTATTTGTTTTCTCACAAGCGATTAGAGTGGAACCACTTCCAAGAAATCCATCAAAT